GCCACCCTTGCCAAAACTCAGTACAACAAAGCCCATGTTCCAGTCGCCTGAGGCATATTTTAGATAACTTGCTTTATTTTTCTGATCCATAAGATGACCGGCCTCGATACCCCAAATCGTTGAATAACGGCCGTTTAAGCCAGTTTGGTGTCGGACTGCACCCTGCCTATGCGAATGCCCACAAACGGTGTTCATTTGCCACTTTTTAGCCAAATTAAGGGCAGTTATACCGGCATGCTTGGACATATTGCCCTCATCACCATGAGCAAGGAACCAATTTTTTTCAAAGGCAAAACCTCGTCGGTGGAATTTAATGCCAAGACTTGAGAAATCCATAAAGCGTTCATAGGTCAATTCAGGCAATCCGATTAAAGATGGTGCGCCTTTGAGCAATGTGGTGTAGAGCCGATCTGTATGATTAGATCTGACTATATCTGTAGTACCTAAATCAAATAATATGTCTTGGGCTAAAGATCTTTCCTGATCTAATGTTTCAGCAAACTCTAATTTAGTCCCTTTTACCCAACGACTTTGACTAGTGAAATCCAGCTCATCACCACAATTTAATACAAAATCAAACTTTTCATGTTTGGACATTTTGATTAAGTTTGAAACTGCTTTTGGGTGGTGTAGGGGAATTTGGAGGTCAGGCACCACTAAATACCTACGGTTGGCTTTAATTAATCGTCATCCTCATCGTCAGTTGGATCTATTGATGGGATTATCCCACCATCGCCCACAATCCAATCAGGGAAAGTCTTATGTTCAGTCATCAGCCAAAATGCGTGCTCAGGTGTGAATCCTGCTTTTCTAGCTGCTTTGTAGCATTCATGCAAAGCCATGTAATGTTGATCGATCTTTGTTAATGGCTCAGGAGTTTGGCGAACAACTCGACGATTTATTTTTTTACGCTTAGTAGGTTTTCGTGTGTTCGCCATGGCTAAAGGCTACTTCTTAGAACTAATAATTCTTAGCATTTCCTCTTGGCGTGTTTCAATTCTTGCCAAGCGATCAGCAAGTGATGCACCACCATTTGGAGTTAATGTCCAAAGCCATCCTTTAATAAGATAACGAAGACCCGTAAAGAAACCGACCAATACGGCGGTTATGCCAGCAGCGAAGCCAGCCCATTCTGTCGGTGTCATTTTTCAGATTGCCCAATGCCATATGCTCCCTCTTTTGGATCTAACCACTTGATAATTGGTGCAACTAAAGCACCCAACAGCACAGCATATTCAGGTTTAACATCGCCAGCAATGGCAAGTGCCACAGTAATGCCTGAAGCTGCAACAGCTCTCAAATATGACTTAATTGCTGCCTTGTGTTTTTTGCTTAGTTTCATGAATTGCCTCCTAGTAGTGGGATGTTAAAAAATGATCCATCTTTATCGCCTGATTTGTTAAAACTGATATGAATATGCTTGGTGTGCGGATTAATGCCTTTATATCGTCGCCACTTCCAATTGAGCAATTTGCTGGCAATATGGTGGTTATGGATTACATAAGATATGCGTTTATCTGATTTTCCACATTCTCTGATTTGGTCAGCGAGATAAGCAGAAATTCCTTCTTGCTTACCCAAGCCAGCATCAATATCAATGGCTCTGACACACCCATCAAAGTCTGGATTGTGGTCAGATTTTTTTGTGGAATGACGAGCATCACCCAACCATCCATCACTTTTACGGCTGCGATCCGGGAATGAATCATCAATCTGTTCCCGGAGTTGAACGGCAGCTTTAGATAAAAATGGTTTCATTAGCCGAGAAGAAGTTTTGCTTCATCCTCAGTAATACCTAATTTTTCAAGAAGTGCAGCTTTTGCTAATGCCTTTTCCTCTTTGGCTAAGTCAAGTGCTTTGTATTTTGCTTCTCTTGTTTTAAATGCAGCCAATTCTTCTTTTGTTGCATCGCGTTCAATACTTTCTTTAGTATCACTAAAATACTCAGTTATTTTGTAAGTCATTATTATTCCTTTGCATATCCATAGACGGAAACTTTACCAGTCATACCATTCGCACAAATGATTGAAAAACCAGTATATTGAGTAGTATCTGATAAAGAGCCATAGTTAATATTTATTGCGTTAGTATTTACTGCGCCACCGCCACCCCAAATAGAAGTTTGCGTTGCTAAGTTTGGGCTACTCATATCATACGAATATAAAGATTCATTTGATGGGTCAAAAGTACCTGAGAAAAACTCGTCATTACCAACTACATCTGTATCGCAAGAAACAGAGCTTGCGTTCGCAGAAATGCGAATATATTCATAACCTGTAGTCGTGTCTGTACCGCTTACTCTTAATCTTAAAGAAACAGTTGCGGGGCTTACTTTTCCCACAATAATAATTTTGTAATTATTGTAAGTTGAACTAAATACATTATTGACATTTACCGCATTTGATGCACTAAAAGAAACTTCATCAATCAAATTTAATCCACCGGCAGGAGCTGAAGCCCAAGCTGGCACGCCACCTACAACAGATAAAAATTGACCTGTTGTTCCAATGCCAAGTCTTGTTTTTACATTTGCGCTTGATGATCGATAAGCAATATCTCCAAGAGTAGTTTCCGGATTTAATGCTTTGGTTGTTGTATCAACAGATGAACCAAGTGTTCTAATTGCTGATGCGCCATCTTTGACCAACGCTGTATCGTCAGGCGTTGTCCAGCCATAGTTTGTAGTAGTTGCCATTTTTCTCCTATTATCAGGCTACGATTGTAGCGTATTCCCATGTCAAAGTATTGCTCAAAGTGTTCCAAGTTTCGCCTGTTGGCACAGAAATCCATTTCATTGATACTTGGCTGAAGCTGACAGGCGATAGGTTGATGGTTAAAAACAGTTCATTGAACCGAGTGCTCCACCGCCATCCTTCAACATAACCCGAAAACTCACCGCTGTTAATTTGAGTAGGTAGATCTTGAATATTCAAAGGCATGCCCATAAATATACTTAGCAAATTATCTCGATCTGAGTTATCAATCTCTGGATTTGTTATGGGAAAGGTAATGCTGTCAAAAATTGGTTGCGGGAAGGCTCGAAGGCTTATATATCGATCAGCCACCTCTTGAGCATTTTCAGCTGAATGAATCACCGATTGAATACTTTCAGATTTGTAGCCATAAAGGGCAATGGATGAAAGTGAGGTTGCAGTTTTTTGAGAACCAAAATTATTGCCATAATTAATAAAAATATCATTACGAATATCAGCTGCTTTTGTGGTCGTACGCAATCCTGAACCAATTGCATGATTAGCAGTTAAATCAACATAACCATTGGCGGCAAGATAGGTTTGGCGGTGGTCAGCATCAGCATATCCAATGTTTCCCTCATTATCTTCATAAATATACCCAAATGCACTATTAGCAATTTGTGATGCAATGTTATAAACAGTATCAGGAGAAGCATCTCGATTTTCCATTGTGTAAAGACCTGGTTGATCAATTTCACCTAATCCAATATTAAAAGCAGTAGCCCAAGTTTCAGTTGCAGAATATCCTGCCCAAGTCGAAGCTGCTGGGACATCATTCCAAGCACCCAGCAAAACACTGGAAAGAAGGTTATAGATCTGGTTGCCATCTTCATCTTGAGATATTGTTCCATTATAAATTTCTTTTGCTAATTTAACCAAAGATCCCATTGCTAAAATAGTATAAGAAACAATTGTGGCAACATTACCAGCACGCTGTACTTCAACATTAATATCAGTTATATCTCCACCAAATAAATTGATATAAGATCCGGTGCTGTTTTTTACTTGAAGATTTAAGGAATCATTAATTGCAAATGGCAATGTTTGACCCGATAAAGCAATTAATTGCACCTGTAAATAAGATGGGTTTGGTTGAGTATAAATATCATCTCGACCAGCTTGATGGGCTATGTCAGCAATTGCTATATCTGTGTAATCAACCCCAGCAACAGTTAGTTTCCAATCAGGAGTCCAAACTGTCATTAGTCGCCTCTAATGCCTGAGTTGTATAACTGTGGAACTGAACGAGATGCGCTGTCATTTAACACCTTAGCAACTGCTCTTGCAGCGCCTTCAGAATCAATTGATTGAACTGATATGTTGTAAGTGTTGCCACCCGCTTGACCAAAAGGAGTTCCTGTTGCACTTTGTGGCACGCCTCTAATTTGCGATGATGGAGCAATGTTAGAAATGCGACCTATGTCAGCACCGGGTTTAATTAAATTAATTAATCTAATGCTTTCATTTGCTAAACTAATAACCAATCCAATTGCTTCTTTGATAAATGTAATAAATCCTTGAATTATTCCAATAACACCTGCAATACCTTTTCCTAAACTTTCTGCACTTCTTTGGCTTTCTTGCAAACCCGCACTTAATCCTTGATCGCCAGTTAATCCTGCAATAAATGCATTAAGAGTTGGAATACCAGTTTGATTTAAGAATCCAATAAATCGTTCAACTTGAGGAAGTAAGGCAACGCCTAATGCTTCCTTAGCCTCATCAAATCCTACTTTTAAGCGATCAATTTTGCCTTGGAATGTTTCCGCGTTTGCAGCTGCTGCGCCACCATAAAGATCAGATAATTTTTGCTGTACTTCAGTAAATGAAAGAGTCGATAATTCAGCCTTTGATAAACCAAGACCTAATCTACCAAGAGCTGTGGTATTACCATCCTGAGCCCTACCCAATGCATTGGCAACAGTCTCAAGATCTAATCCTCTGCCTTTAGCAATATCTAGGGATAGGTTTAATAATTTTTGCGCCTCATTAACATCTTTTGTCGATACGGCTAAACGCTGAAATGCTGGTCTTAATTGTTCATCAGCCACGCCTGTTGCTAAAGATGTCTTTAGGATGTAATCCTCAGTAGCCTGAATTTGACTTTCTGTTGCCCCTGTGGCGCTCTTTAATGCAGCAGCCAACCTCAATTGTGCCTGTTCATCCTCTATCGCAGCCTTGACCCCATCAATGGCTAATTTAGTGCCATAGGCAACCGCAGCAGCAGCTGCAACCGCAAAAGCAGCGGCAGCCTTCTTACCAAACTCTGAAATCTTGCTTGAATTTTCTTCAACAGCCTTATCGGCTTCGCCTAGTTTTTTCTTAAGATCATCAACATCAGCAAGGATCGATAATTTAAGCGTACGATTACCAGTTGCCATCAGACCCACTCCTTAATAATGCGATCAAAACTTTGTTCCCATTTGTTAATTAATTCAGGCTGAATTCTGCGAAGGGTTGGATAGATAAACCATCCACGACTACCTCTGCCCTGCCGTCCTGAATATGAAGGGAATTGTTTGTACTTATTTGAACCAAACTCAACACCACCCCATAGGGTTTGCGTAGTAGCACCACCTGAAAACTTTTGTCTTGCGAAGCCATAACGGAATTCACCGATTTTGCTGGACTTAGAGATGCTAACCCCATCCGCAACTCTTTGCGCAATTTTGCCAGATTTTGTTCTAGTTTTAGCTGCTTGCTTAATTTCCTCTGATGCAAAATACGCCAACGCAGCAGATTGCGCTCTTGCTTCTTCAGTAGCTTGTTCATCCATGAGTTTGAATGCTTTGTAAATATCACGCAGATCA